ATAAAAGTATTTTCCTCTACTTTTTTTCGCTGCGACTTAATTCCTTTTTACTGGCCACCACCTTTCTATCTCTACTTATATAATAATATCATATTTTTATGAAAAATAATTAAGAAAAAGTAATAAAAAAAAATGGTGCCCGAGCGTGTGACCGTAATACCCACAAATATTTATTTTTTAAGCTGTTCATATTCCTCTTCAGTGATTCGCTTTACTATATTTTTTAATTTATCCATTTCAAAAACTTTATCATATTTTCTGCCAGTTAGTAATTTCCTCAAAAGTTCTATCTCTTCTTCTGTCAATATTTCTTTCAAATAGATATGATAAAAAAAGAGAAATTTTTCATATTTTTTATTTATTCTAAATACTTCTTCATCTATTTGTACATGAATATAGTTTTTATACATATAAATACACCTCTTTATTTTAATTATACCTCAAAAAACAAAAAGAGCCAATTAAGGCTCTTATGTATTTTATTCAAAGTAAACCCCCCACCAACTCATTTCTGAGTTGATTTCCTCAAATGTTTTTTCTAAATCTTCTAAGCTGTCCGCATTTTCTATTTCTTCTTTTATGTCGTTTTTAAGTCCTGTAAAGTCTTCCCACTGGTTTCCTTCTTCCTCCAACCAGTCCAACAGGTCTCCTAGATTATCTGTTAAGTAAGTTTTTAATTCCTCTAATGTTCCCTCTTTTATTACTCTTTCTTCTCCGTTTTCTTTAATTATCGCTTTCATATCTGTCAACTCCTCTAATTTTATATTTTTATTATACCTCATATTTTAATATTTTCAACAGTGCGTCTGGCTTACTTCCGCCAGTTTCTTTTAATTTATTGTTCACAAATTCCAGCTCTTTTGCTGTAAATCTTACAGTAAAAGCTCTATCCCTTTTTGGTCCTGTCGCTTTTTTTCTTCCGCTTCCAAGGGGCTTTGGTCTGCCTTTTTTAGCTCCCCTTGTTTCTTTTTTTTCTTCCATAGTCACTCTCCTATCTTAAGAAAAACATTATTAGACTTAGTATACAAGCTATCAAGCTTATTATCCTTGCTGCAGTATATTTTTTTTGTCCTATAAAAGCAAAATACCCATTTGCTAAAGCAAGCACTAACCATAAATTGTTATTTGACATAATCTTTATAAAAAGATATAATTAAGTCGCCCCCTTAGGGGGAGGGCTTTATTTAAAAAGCCCTTTTATCAAAATTGTTAGTATTGTCAATATTGTGAGTATGATTTCAACTAGCAATTTGATTATCTCGAGGACTTGTTTTAAGTCCTCTTTTTTTCGCCTCCTTTCTTTTTCCTTTCGACTTAATTTTCTTTTCATTGTCCACCACCTTTCTATCTCCCCCTTACATATATATAGTAACATATTTTTATGTAAAATGCAAGTGTTTTTGATAAAATATTTTTATTTTTTTACAAAAAAAGCAGAAACTTCGTTCTGCCTTTAATCTGTTAACTCTTTTATTCTTTTTATTAAGTTGTTTTGAAAATGTTCCGCATGCTGTCTTACAGTTCTTTTTGCTACTTCGTAGTCTGTTTGTTCTGTTTGTTCCTCTTTTAATGCCTGCAATATCATGTCTAAGTCTTTTTTTAGTTCCAAAACGGAATCCTGAAAAATTTCAGAAAAAACTTTAAAAGCAATTTTGTCAGTTATATCTTTCAGTTCATCCTCAAATTTTAACATTTTAACATTGAGATAGTTATCAATCTCAAATATTATGTTGTTATACCTGTGTTTAATGTTATTATTCTGAATGAAAAAAATATATTTATTTTCTATGCTCCACCTTAAAGCTTTTGCTTGCAGTTCTAACATTAATTCGAGAGCTTTTCCTGAGATAACTCCTTTATTATGATTCTCAAAAAATGTCTTGATTGTTTCCATTGTTTCCGTTTGTTTTTTGATATACGGTACAACATATCGCCAAAGTCCTATGCCGAGCATTACAACAATAACAAGACTTAAGCCATGATTTTCAATATATAAAAATATGTTTTTGGTGCTCTCCATTGCAACTCCTACTTTCTGTCTAAATAGTAAATGAACCCTGCTCTGGCAAGAAATTCTCTGTCGCCTTTAAAATTGTCACGATAGTTGATATCTGCGTAAATATTGCTACGTCTATAATCCCTCTTATAGTCAATAACATTAAAATTAAGCTTGTTGTCAGCAGCAGAGAGTTTTCCACTCTCCACTACCTTTTCAATCACTTTATCAATTGCTTTTTCCGTAGCTTGTTCAGTTACTTTTTCTATTTTCTCTCCGACAGTAGCTCTTATTCTTCCTCCACTGCTGTCGGCTTTGCTAAACCCTCCTGCTTGTCCTCATTTAGCTTTCTTTCTATTTCCCTTGCAATAGCATTTTCATCTATCAATTTATCTATTGTAGGTCTCTGTTTTTCAGGGAACATTTTCAGAACTCTATTTTGAACAGTTAGAACAGCCTGAACCAGTCTTTCATGGTTTGGCTTTATGCCTTTCAACATGTCTCCGTAAGCTATTCCCTGAGGAATAAATTTAAGTACATATTTAGATATTTTTCTTTTAAGCAAATACTTATGCCCATTAATTACAATTAAAGAGAATCCTCTTGCTATCAGTCCAGCTAATGCTATCGCCACTAAATTTGTTAAATTTGCTCCAAATTGATTTAATACGTTTGTTATTATGTTCATCATTTTACATCTCTCCTTTAAAATAATTTTTTACTGCTGCAACATAGTATTTTGCCAGCTCCTTTTTTGTTTCTTCTAACACTTCCATATCATTTTTGTTTGTTATAAATCCACTTTCAACTATGACACAAGGTGTCACAGTTTTTCTTAAAAGTGTTGCTCCTCTGTCTGCATAATCACGAGGTAATATTTTTCTATCTTTCAAGTGAGTTGCTTCAATATTTGCTTCTTGCAAAAATTCCGCCAGTTCCTTGCTTTTTTTTGATTTATGCCAAAATAACATTTCAGCACCTGTGGCTGTTTTATCAGCCGCATTAAGATGAAAAGATAATGTTATATCTCCCTTATTTGCAAGCCCATTTATTTTCTGTGGCAATGTGGAATAATATTCCTGGTAGACTACAGCATATTCAAGACCTTGTTCTTTACATTCAGGAACTATATAATTGTTCACAAAGTCTTTATTCCATTCATGCTCCTCAAATCCGTTCCCGCATGCTCCAGGGTCTTTTCTTACCCCTCCATGTCCGATATTCAATATCACTTTTTTCATTTTAAAACATCTCCTTTAAATATTTCTCTTTTTTATCAACTCTATTCAACCACCCTTTTAAAAAATCTGATTGTGTTGGATTGCATTCCACAACAGAGTGATAAAATTTTCTTTGCAAATTATGATAATTTTTCAAAAATTCTTCAGATTTCCCCTGCTCTTCTACTTCGTTTAACGCCTTTATAGTTTTGCTTCCAAAAATACCATCTACAACTAAATCATAGCCAAAATAACTATTTAATGTTACTTGTGCCTTTTTAGTTGCCCATCTTCCCGAATTAAAGCTCCAATCACATATTGATAACGCAACCTTATCATTTTTTACTTCATTCAAAAGATTTTTCAAGTAATAGTCTTTTTCAAGTATTTTTTTTGCAAAATCCTTTGTTAAATTCTGCATAGAGCCATTGTATCCGTTTCTTCTAGCTTCATCTTTAGTGACTCCCCATGTAGTTTCTCCGCCTTTGTCATTTTTATCGTTACTATATCCACCTTCGACAAATAGCATGTAACTAAAAATTTTGTCGAATCTTGTACCCATTTACACCACTCCCTTTCCTAGTTTTTAAAAAAATCATTAACATCTAATTCCATTAGTTGCTCTATGCTGTATCTTTCAAGACCAGTTACTGCTGTTTGTTCTGCTATATCTGCAATTTCTATAATGTCCTGTATTTTTTTAGATAGAACTTTTAATTCTGCTTTATTTAATTCTATAAATTCAATAAGTCCTTTATTGTTCTGTGCTTTCACTTTTTCTATTTTGTCCTGTTCCAGCACCCACATCAGAGATATTTTTAGAGACAATCTGTTTCTGTTTTTCTCATTGTTCTCAAATTTGTATTTTTTGCTATTTTTATCAACAGAAATTGCCTGATTCAAATAGTTAGATTTCGCCTCCGCCAAGTCCTGTAATAATTTCTTTTTTAATTCATTTTTTTTACTTTCTAATAAAGAGTTGTCAATTTTCCATGTGTTAGTTGTTTTATCCCATGTAGACCATTCGTTTGGCTTTGCAACTCTTTTAACAGATTTAGTTTTTTCATCTAAATACTCTCCATCTGCTAAAAAGAGTTTTCCAGCAGTAATCTGTTCGTATTCATTCATTTCTCTTAATTCGCCTGTTATTTCATCCAATATAGGATTTAAAAGTAATGATGTTGCAAATGCCATTGTTTTAGAATCCCAGTCCGGAAAAAATAAACTAGGATTTTCTTTAAAACGTTCTATTCCAGCTGTCATTGGTTGTGCTATTAATTGCAATGTATCTTTTTCATAAATATAAATTATCATTATTATTCCTCCTAAAAACCAATTTTCTTCCTCATTTCAAGTAATTTTGACTTTTTTTCTACTGCAGTAGTTTTTCTTATATAATGTTTTTTTGTAACATCTACTCCTGAATGATTTGCAAATTCGCTCGCTAAGTCAATTCCACCAACTTCTGCCAGTAAATTAATACTTGTTTTTCTTAACGTGTGAGGATATAAATTATCTATTCCTACAAGTTTTCCTATTTTCCTAACTCTATCTCTAATCGTGCTTTTACTCATTTGTTTGAATATTCCTCTATATTTAGTAACAAATAAGTATTCAGCACTGCTTTTTCTACATTTTAACCACTCCTTTATAAGCTCTATCGTTTCTTCAAAAATTGCAAATTCCACAATTTTTTGTTCTTTTTCTACTATCCCAAAAATTACTCCATTTTCTAAATCTAAATTACTTATTTTAATTGAATGTAATGCCGATATTCGACATCCGGTATCAATTATAAGATTAAAAATTATCTGATCCTGTAAATCATATTTTTTAGACATTTTCATTTTTACTTGTATTTCCACTATTTCTTTACTGCTTAAAAAATAGCTTTTTCTTCTTTTTTCCAAATCCGTAACTTTCAATCTGTCAAGCTTATCCCGAAACGGATGCACTTCTATCAAATCCCTTTTAACAGACCATATATAGAAACTTGATATAGCAGTTATTTTATTATTAATAGTCCTTGCATTGTTCCTTTTTACTTCCCTGCAATATCTTATGTATTTTTCGAGTATGTTTGCAGTACTCTTCAAAGTATCTTTGCTTAACAAATACTTATTACCCTCGTATTTTTTCAGATATTTAATAAACAATTTCATACTATTCGCATAAGTTCTATATGTCGTATTTTTTACAGCCTCATTCCTCGCTATACAGCTGTTCAAATATTCCTCATAGATTTCCCAATTTTTTTTCATTTGAATCACTCTCCTATACTTTTATTTTTAAGTATAGCTTATGTGTAAATTGGAAAATTTATACGAAAAACGTGCAGGATTTACTAAAATAGGCAAAACTTTAATACAATGGGGATACATCGAAAATCCTTCTGGAAATGCAACTTTAAATTATCCAGTTCCTTTTGCGGAAGGAACTTTACCGATTGTTACTATTGCAAATTGGGTTAACACTGATTTAATAGTGTTAACTACGCAAAACAACAGATTCTGCAGTTTTAAAAGTTCAAAAGCTATTTCTCTGAATTGGATAGCTGTTGGACTGATTACTTAGCTAAATAAACTTAGTTTAAACAATATAACTGACTGAAAATATTATGCTGGCAGAATTGACTGTTGCACCTTTCCATTTACCAATTCCGCTAGGTTCAATATATACCGTTCCGTTCGAAGTGTTATATTGCGAAGCATTAACTGAAAGGAAAGTCTTGGGCTTAAAACCATCCGGGATTTGAAATATTACAGTATTATCATTAATGTTTCTGAGAGCGTTACCACTGTCAAAAATGATAGTTACCATATTACCACATTTTTGAACAATATTACACGTAGTTCTACCTTGCCCTATTGCTTCCGCATGCACGTAAAGTTTTGCTTGCTGAATTTCGTATAAATTTTCCAATTTCTTCGCAGTTTGATAATCCGAAATTGGAATGAACTTTGAACTTTCAAAATAAGTCAATGAATTCTCTACTGTTGGAACAACTGTCTGATTATTTGCCACATCGTAATATGCAACTCCAACTTTTTTCGTTCCCGGAGTTCCTAATAATCCTCCAAAATTTGCACCAAACATAGGATTATACTCTATTATTTCAACTGGTATAGTGAATCTGACACTATCAAATATTACTTTGTAATATCTATTTCTTTTCAATTCTCCAACTGTTAAATTAACAACTGTATCGCCACTTTCTTTCGCAAGATCATATTTATTGCCCGATATTTTTATCTTTACCACATTTGTTGTATTTGTTTCGGATATTTTTATATTAAATGATAATCCTTTAAATAAAGGCATTCCATTTAAATTGCTTGTACCTTGTAGTCCATCTATTTCTAATTCATAAACATCTGTACTATTTTCTATTGTGTGAACTGTTTCTACTGTAAATATTAATCCTTCTTGCATTGGATTAAATAATTCTTTATTGAGTGGAGTTCCCGGAACATTAATATTGCTTTCTATATCTGTAATTATTGCCGTTCCGTCTCCATTATTTGTAAGATTATATTTATTTGCTGTAACTCTTCCTCTATCTATTACATTCGTAAATTTTTTTGGCATTTCTTATCTCCTTTCAAAATTTATCAGATCATTTGATAAAAATAATTTATCTCCGGAATTTATTTCTTTTGAGTATGGAACATCATTAAAGCTAAAATCACAGTCTGCTTTTCGTACCGCATACATAGGAAATAAATTATCACTAGCAAAAATGTCTCCTGAATAATATGATTCCGTATAATTTTCCAAACATTTCCTTGTATTTATTTTTATCCCGCCACCAACAATGCTCTCTAAATCTATCGAATCAATAAGCGAAAAATTATAATCTTTTTCAGCTATAAAATCTATGTCATATCTTCCCGGCTCTCCATCTACTTTCCAGCCTTCTCGTATTTCAGGAAATAGCCCGGTGAAACTCTTGATTAAATTTAGAATATTATCAAGTGTTGGAACTATATCCAAAGCTTGAAATTTCAACTTAATTCTTTTTCTATAATTTTCGTCTACATCATTTTTCCTGTTTTCTTCAACAAGTTCTCCTAAATCGTCAAGAAACTCTCCTTTTGCTTTATCAATAAGCCAGTAATTTTCAAGCATATCTATATATTTGTCAATCAAGTCAAATGCTTCAGCAATTGACTTTATGAAAGCTTGGTTTGTTTCTGTTGCTTTCAAAATATAAGGTATTTTACTATTTAAATATTTATAATTATCGTACATAGAGTGCTCCTTTTTCTTTCACTCCAAGCTGTAGACTTGTTGTAAAAGATATTCCTGTGCCATGAATTTTAAATGACAAATCTAGATGCTTTAAATCTGTTTCGGAAATAGCAGGTCTTATTTTTTCAACAAAACATTCATAAGCCGAAATAAATCCGTTTACACCTTTCGACCTGATGTAATTATCTATTATTGCATCTATTTTATTTTTATTTTCTGCAGCATAATTTGCAGGAATTGAAGTATAATTTGCTTCAATTTTTACTTCTGAAGGTCTGTAAAATCTTATTTCTCTTTTAATTCCTGAAACATCTGTAGCATGTGCGATAACATCTCCTACACTTTTTATTGCCTGATCTTTCTTTTCAAATATTGTCTGTGCTATCTGACTATTAATCCCACCATCAATAACTATGATTACACTTTTTTGTTCTATTCCATTAACAGTTGTCGGCTCGTGATTTTCATTTACATAGACACTTTTAACTCCGTCCAAATTCATTAATGCTGACTTTATTCCATCAATATTCCAGTAGCTTCTAAATCTTGAATTAAACCATCTATCACGATATTCTATATCAGTTTCCTTATCCTGACCGCCTTGCCCTTCTGTACTTGCTTGTATTGACAATATTCCCTGTACGGTTGTAATAAATTTAGTTATTTCATTAGTTCCAACATTACCAACACTTCCAACATTTTCGCATTGAAACTCTAAAGAAATTGTATTGTTAGTAGCTGTTGCCATGTTTATATTAAAAAATTCAACTCCAGTTGATGTCTTTACTCCTAGCTCTCCTATTCCAACAGTTGTTCCATTAACTGCATTGAATGTTACAAATGTTCTCGAAAAACTAGGTTGCTTTCTCGGAAAGTTAAAATTCCCATTTAAAATATCGTCCAGTTCTTCGTTTTCACATTTATATATATTTGCTTTATCAGCTAAGTATTGTATCCTGTAAAGTTTCTGTTGTGCCAATCTTCCAACCGGATACCCTATCATTAAATACCAAACAGACCTTTTATCAATTCCAAAATTTGATTGTGCTGATTTTATACTGTCTCCCATTGTTCCTATTATGTCATTCAGTTCAGGAATTTCTATTCTTGCCATATTACACCTCCAAACTCTTTTCATATGTCTGATTATTAATTTCCAAGGAAATAAATACTTGTAATTTTCTTCTGTCTCTTGTTAAAAATTTAGAAGTAACAGCATTTATTTTATTAACTTCCCTAAAATAATAGAGTATTTTATTTCTTATATTTTCCTCTACCAATGTTTTATTCCCTGTTTCCCAATATGCCCAATCAAGTCCATAATTTGTGTCAAATTCAAGTTCTCCGGCTCTGATTTGCAACATTACAGCTATCATTTGCAATATTTCGGAATTCCTGTCTTCCACTAACATCAAATCATTGTTTTTTATTTCCAACTCTCCATGATTTATATTTCCTAATTTCAAATCCATACTTATTCCGCCTTTTCTGTTTTGTCAGATCCTTTTGTAATTCCACCATGAATATGAGTTGTTAAAGCTATCCCATTACTTGTTGTTTCATCATTTGTTATTGTTCCACTCTGTTCAACATTCCCATTTATTGTAATAGTTTCAGCATTTAAAGCATTTGAGAAAGTTGGAACAACGAAAGGGAATGCTATGCAGTCAGCAAAGCTATTTGTCAAATCGCTATCCAAATCCCCTTCATCCTCTCCCTCTAAGTAGTTAGACTGTGAAAAGCTCAAAAAAGCAATAGGAACGATGTCTCCAACTCTAAATGGAAATATTTGATTTACACTTTTATTTCCCAACTGGCACATAGGAACACGTGGAATAGGTTGCCATCCCACACCTTTTATTGTTCCTAAAGGTTGTATGGCATAAAATCCATCACCGTAGCTTCTTGTTATTCTTCCGAGTGTTGTTGTTGGTATTACTTCCATTTTTCTTCACCTCATTTAGTACTTTTACTTTAATTTCCATAACAAAATCTTTTATTGATAATGCTACTATCTTTGCTTTTCCATTAAATGTTTTGCTTTCTATTATTACATTATCTGTTTTTTTTAAATAATGTATTAACAGACAGTTTAGGCTATAATCATATTCAACTTTACGATTTTCAGGACTTTTTGTTTTTTCATCTTTCTTTTTCTTTGTTTTTCTTTTTTTCTTATCTTCTTTTTTTGTTTCCTCGGTCGCTTTTCCTCTGTTCTTAGCAGACGTTTTTTCAGGTTTGACATATTTTTTCGGCTCTCCGAGCAATCCAGAAGTTTTGTTTAAAATTATTTTTTCAGTATCGTTATTTTCCTGTGAATATATATATATTTCGTCATACTTCAAATTGATTTTGCTGTCACAGTCATTAACAATCTGAATAATTTTTCTTAAAGGCACATCATAAGGGCTTAAATAAAAGCCCCCTTTATATTCTTTATCTATTTTTAGTTCACATTTTTTAACAACATATCCTATACTGTCCGCAATCTCCTTGATAACTTTGCTGGCTTTAGTCGGCTCCAGTCCAATGCTCACACGATTGTTAAAACTTTTTGCTGCTTCCAAAAATTTTATTTTTAATTCATATTCAAGCTGTACAACTTCTGTTATTGTCCCGGTAAATACTTCTCCTATATCTTTTCCATATCCCATTTTCACATTTATAGTGTCTTTTTCCCTTATCAAATCTATATCTGATTGTGCTAAGTTGAAAATAGTTATTTCTCCGCTACTTAAGTCATTATTCTCACTGTCTTTATAACTAACAGAAATATCATATCCTCTTATTTCTCTGTCCTGTTCAATGTCGTTAGGATCCCAATATTGATAAGGAACTTCTATATCCTTGTTAGCTGTTCTTATAGTAATCAAAGCACTCTCATTAAATAACTCTCCAATTACAAATCTATTATCTGTCATAAAGTTACTCTCTTTCTATAAATTCAATAAATACAGTATCGTTCAAGTTATCAAAATTAACTTCACGCTCAATTCCATCTTCGGAAAATGGGAAAATATAAGCGTTAGGAAATTCAGGATTAACATTATTATTTTTATCCCGGCTTAAGTACAGTCCTACAGGAACTCCAAAAACCATTTTTTCGTTCTTCAGAATAAGAACATCGTCTTCATTGTAAATGTCAAGATACAGTCTACTTTTAAAAACTGGATTTAGCTCGTCATCATTAACGAGCATTTTGTGTTCCTTAAAGTGTAGCTTGAAGTTCTCGTCCAGTACTCTTAAAGTGAATTTCAGAGGAATTAAGCTCTTATCCAAGTTTATTCTCATTTTAGATACCCCCCTGAAACTTTACTTGGAGTAGTTCCTTGAGTTCCTACAGTTGTTGTTCCATTCACTTGCGTCTGTTCTCCTGTTTTAACTTCGCCTGTACTCATTATTTTTGCCGTTTGAAATTGTCTAACACTCAAAGAAAATGAATAGTTATTCTTATCCATTTCCTTTGAAATACTTAAAATCACTAGATTTTCAATTATTTCATTACTTGTTGTTATATTTATTTTTTGTTTTTTTAAAAAAAGCTGTTTTATTTCCTCAAAAAGTTCCTTTTTCTTCAAATTGTCAAGATTAAATTTTGCTTCAATACGGAGTTCTTTATCTCCGATTCTTAAATTTGTAGAAATTTGATTTGGAATATCTGAAGGATCTAAAGGACTGTCTTTCATGTCGCCTTTTTGTGTTTCTGATATCTGGCACCAGTCAAGTCTTATATTGTTTATGTAGACCCCTTCTCTGTACTTTTCAAGGTACTTTTTTTTATAAGTATTCAGGTTAGTTACAACATTTTTTTTATATCCTTTATACTGCTCCCTGTAATTACTTACTTGATTATTTATCTGATTTAAATCTAACATTACTAAATATCACCCCACTTGTAAGCGGCATCACTTTCCCTGTCGCTCAATATATTTTCAATAAGTGATGTAATAACAGGTCTTAAAGCTTTTATTTTTTCTATTTTATCTTGTGCCACTTGCTGAATATTTATTGGAATGCTTATTTCATATGAGTTGCCACCTTGTGGCATTGACATTTGATTGTTAAATATATTTTTTGCCATATTTATAATTTTCTCAGTCTTTTGATTAGAGAAAATTTGTGTCCCTTTTGGAAGAAACATTTCACTTCTTGAATTAGGAGACAACCCTACAAGTCCACTTGGAGTGGCAAACATTTCTTTCCCTTGTTCTGAAATAGTTGTTGCTCCGCCCATAAAATTATTATCTCCTAATGCTCTTTTAGGCTTGTTTCCTCCACCTAGAAGTCCTGATAAGAAACTCGCACCCTTTTGTAACGGCTCAAATGTTACTTTTGCCAATAATCCTATTAATTTTCCTAGTGCTTCAGCTAAAAAATTAAGGACAGGTTGAATAACACCCCATGCGGCATTTATTGCTGAAGAAAGTCCTTTGAATGCGGCTCCTCCTATTGTTGCTAAATCTGAAATAAACTGTTGTACTGTTTGAGTATCTAATCCCATTCCTTCCATTACTCCCTTGAAAAAGCTTCCTAATATTTGAACAACATTCATCATGACATTGAATTGCATATTCCAATACGACCCTAATCCTTCCAGTAAAGGCGTTATAGTTTCAACACCCCATGTGATGCCTTCTACTAATCCTACTAACATATCCCCTGTGTCCATACCTCCTGTAAAAGAATTAAAAAACTCCTGTACTCTTTCTACAGCCGGAGAAATTGCTTCCAAAACTCCATTTATCAGTTCATCAAAAGCCTGTTTTAAATTTGCCAATGGTTGTACTAATTCCTGAGCTAATGGGGAAAGTTCTGAAAATTTCTTAGTTACTTCATCCAAACTTGCCGTTGCCGATGTTCCTGTTATCAACCCCCATGCTTCACCAAAAGCACTTAAAGGTTTTACTACTGCATCTACTCCTTGACCTAGCAAATCAAATGCTGGAGTAACTAAATTTAAAGCTTCTGTTAATCCCTGACCTAGTAGACCAACTAAAGGGGCAATAGCATCTCCGAAACCTATCATTGCGTCAGTCATTCCAGCTTTTAATCTGTCCATTGTAGCACCCCAACCTCTGTTCATTATTGCATATGCTTCATCAGTTGCTCCTGCCACGTTCTTAAATTCTTCTAAATTTTCTTCAAAAACTTTTTTATTAGATGTAAGGATATTAACAGCTTTTTTAGATTCGACCGAGGTAAACATGTCAGCTACTGTTTTTCCTGTTGACTGTGCCTTTTTCTCAATCATTCCTAATGCCTGTGATACAGTTCCACCATTTTTCATAAAAGTTTTAAAGTCAACACCACCGTTCAACTGTTTGAACATCTTGTATGTTTTACTTCCTGAGTTATTCAACTCTTCAAACATTGCTCTCATTGATGTTCCAGCTTTTGCTGTTGACCCTTTTCCCATTGTTGCTGTCAACGTTGCCATTGTTGCTGCAGTCTGCTGAAACGAAACATTTGCTGCAGAAGTTGAAGGCAAAACATCTCCGATTGAACTTGCAAGTTCCGGGAACGAAGTAACTCCTTTTTTTATTGTTGCAAATAATAAGTCAGATACATTATTGACATCTAAACTATCATTTCTGTAGTTATTCATGATTGTATTTAAAGTAGCTGTTGAATCACTCAAACTCGCCATTCCAGCCTTACTTGCTTTTATCCCTGTTTCAACAAATTTAAAAACTTCTTTTTCGTCTACTCCTGCAGATAAGGCATTGTAAATTGCATCTGTTGTGTCTTTCATTTCTATTCCATAAGTTTTAGCCATTCCTCTTACTCTTTTTCCCATTTCTTTTTCAGCTTCTGCCGATTTTTTTGGTAATAAAGTAAAAATAGCATTCATACCTTTTTCAAAATCTCCGAATGCTTCCAATGATTTTTTTGTAAATCCAACAACAGCTGCGACACTTAAAACTGGTAGCATTGCCGACAACAAGCTTTTAAATCCACCAGCTAATTTGTCAACACCACTTTTAGCATTTTCAGCTCCTTTTCCTACTCCACCCAATCCTTGTTTTACTTTTTCAAGTTCAGGCTTTGTCTTTCCTGTATCTTTAACTTCTTTTTCAAGACCATCTACTTCTTTCGAAGCTTTTTTAGCGGAGGAGGCTAATTCGTCAATAGCTTTGTCGACACTATCAATAGCACTCTTATCGCTTTTAAATTTCATATCAATTACCATTTCATTTGCCATTTTGTTTATTAACCTCCTCTATCCACTCATTTCTTGCAATTTTCATCTCAAGGAAAGTATCATTGTCCATATTTAAAATTTCATTGATACTTCCCATTTTATTTTCAAAAATTATTCTCCATCTACTTCTTCTATCTGTAGCTTTTTGTTGGCATCTATCATATCTTCGTTGCCATATTTCAGCAAAAAAGGAAGTATAACTCCTACTGCTGCAGCTGCATTTTTCCCAAAAAACTTATGACTTCTAGCTCCTTCAGGAGAAATTATCATGTCTTCTGCCAAGGCATCGTATGTGTCTAGCCGGTCCGCATTACCTTCTATATGACTATTCACAATTTTAGCGAGTTTTTCATCGTCTCCATTATCTTGATATTCTATTTCGAGTTCTTCATAAATTTTATAACCTTTCCCTGTTTCATCTTTAGCATATATGTTTTTTAATCTTAATTTTGGCATTTCCTATTCCTCCTATAAATTATCTCTTCTTACTGATTCTGCCTGTACTGTAAATGTCGCATCCACATTTGAATTATCATGTTGTCCACTTTCCTTCTTTTGGATTGTAACTCCAACCAGAACATGTGTTTCAGGCTTTCCTTTGACAGAAGTATTTTTAAAAAGTCCTGTTCCTGTTCCACCTTCATCCATGCAATCCTGTACAAAATTATTTAAAAATGTAAAATTCCCACTATTCTGCCTAACAACTACTTCATAAGTAGTAGCCGTTGAACCGTTCATTATTGTGACATGTTCTCCGTTCATGTCAGGATCTGAAAGTGTGAAGTTTTGATTTACTTGTGAAGGATTCACAGATACACCTATTATATTTCTAGTTCTTCCAGTCGGACTTGTCAAAACAAGACTAACTTTTTTTACATCTTTCATTATTAATTCCCTTTCTTACCCCCTAAATATTAAAAATTTAAGGGGTACATTTGATTTATTTTATTTCTTTGATATTTTCCTTGTCTGATTACTTAAAAACGCTTAAAAACGATTTTTTAGACTAATGTTGTTTTCCAGTTCAAAGTTGCATTTAAATTTTCAATCTGTCCTGCAAGAGTGAAGTCTACTTTTGTGTCATCCAAAATTCTGTCCACTATTTTTTGATTCGGAATTGAAGCTCTTTCAGGAACAGTTATTTTAAATGAATAATCTCTTGCCTTTGTACTTCTTCTTGCAAGCCAGCCTTCGTCTCCTACTTGCACCATGCAATCATTTAACTTATTCTCAATAACATTAATTCCTCCATCATCGTAAGGAACTCCTATCTGTTGATTGAAAAGCTTATGAATTGAGCCTGTTATTACAAATATAATGTAATCCAACCCTATTCTTTCATCCGCATAGATATCTCCACCAATTGTTTTTGACAGGGACACCATTCCAGCACCCCAAGCGTTTTCATAAGTAGCAACATTTTTGCTTTTGTAAGTGTTCAGTTCCACATTTGTAAGCGGCACATTATGTTCAAATAAAGCTGTATTATAAGTTCTTATTCCTTGCAATGTTTTATGCTTTACTCTCATTCCAAATCCTGCAGTTGCTAATCTTGTGAAAATTCCTCCACCTAATGCAGCAGCAACTCCACCTTTAGGATTTAAAAATTCAAGAGTGTTTGATTTGTCTGTTCTGACATCCACTTTAGGATTTGCTATTGCAAATATTCTGTCTGATTTTTCTAAATCTCCCACTGTATTTTCTTTCTTTTCAATTAATGCAAAATTGTAATTTCTATTTAGGAACAAACTTAGCCATTCATTGAATTTTGCATGTTGCAAATCAAATATCCAGAAATAATTGTCGGCATCCTCTTTTGTATTTTCCAGCTTGTCGGTAAATGCCACAGTCAAGTCATCTGAACTTGGATTAAATTGTATTCCTTGTATCCAAAAATGGTCTCCTTTTATAGTTGTTCCTCCACTTTCTATTGTCTGCGAAAGAAATAATTCGACCATTTTATAGATATTATCTGTACTTGACAATCCTAAGCCCCCTTTTGCGGTTGGAGTTGTCATATATTCCAGTGCTGTATTCGGCTCTAATTTAGTAAGAGGGATATTTTTTTCTACAGTAACTAATCTATGCACGCCTAAATCTACATTATAGTTGCCTATATATTCCCTGATTATTGTAAGTTTCACATCGTTGATGTTTTGACTTAATATATTACTCATTTATTGTGACCTCCTGTTTATTATTTATTTTAGTTTTTACTGTTTCAATAGTTTCAACTTCTCTTTCTTCTGTGACATCAAAGGAAATTTCAACATCAAATGAATAACAGTAACTCCATTTTCCAGCTTCAATAAAATTCAAATTTCTGATAAAAGACATTCTTTTTATTCCAAAGCCATTGTTATTAATCATGTTCCTTTTTTCAAAATTGATAATTCTGAATAAGTTGTTTGCCAGTTCTACAGCTTCCATCATAGTTTTATGTCTGCAATTAAATTGCAATGTTGAGTTGTAAGTCTTTATATTCTGTTCTATTAATACTCCATTTTCTTTTTTCAAAACTTCGATACTCTGATTGTGAAAATCAGGAGTTAAATTAATAACAAACATTTCAACAAATGGATAATTTGGAGTTTCTGCAAGCATTTCTCCTGCTATAATTTGCCATTTTTTGTTGCTGAAACTATTTAACAGTTTCCTAAACTTCTCTATCAATTCCATCTTTTAACCTCTCTAAATAGCAGATTATCAAGTTAGCATGTCCATTCTGCCTATAGTCTTCTTTTCCTACAACCCTGAATTTATTTCCTAAATGGTCTATGACTTCCGTTTTCAAGTCTATTTCAACATTTTCTTTTACATATAATTTCCTATCCTCAAAACCCAAAGTTGTATCCTGTGACTGAAATTTAATATAGTCTGAATGACTTAAGTCAAATAATGCTCCCTTGAAAGTAATGTCTTTTCCCTCTACTATTCTTTCACCATCTTCCCAACGAGGAACGCTGTTTTTTATTTTTAATTCCTTAAAAAATCTTTCAGGAATTTTCACATTATCCATAATTCACCTACTCTATTTCAAATCTTACTGAATTAAGCATTGTTCCTGTGTCAATAAGCGGTTTAGTTCCTTTTTTTCTTTTCAAAGTGCTTTCCTTATTTGCAGCAAAACCACCTTTTAAAATGCTCTCCTGAATTAATCTAACCGTTTCAACACCTATTGTATTTAGCACCATTTCTCCACTTGCACCACTTTTAATTGCTTCCATTACAAGTGATTTCAACGTTGTGTCTAAATAGTTTTCTATATCCTTAGTAGCATTTGAAAAAAAAGGTCTTGGAACATTACCTTTTCCTCTTCCAAATTCTACATAAAAAGCGTATTCAGAAACTTTAGTTCCCTTCGCTCCGCTTTCGCTTCCTGTAAATCCTATTTTCAACTTATGGCTTGTCAAATATTTAAAGACTTCTTTTGCCTTGTTATATTCGTCAAGCTTAAATTCAATTGATATTCCCATTACATCAGTAATCCTTTCAGTATCGGTATGATAAATGTGTTAAAAATACGATTATCCTTGTATGTGTATGCAATATCATTGATTTTATAATTACTGTATTTCTGCATGTCAGGATCTTCTTGTAATAACATTAAATCTCTTATCATCATTGCCACATAATATTGCAAATCATACGGAACATCTCCGTTGTCTCCGAATGTAAATCCGGAATTGTATTTAAGGACTATCTTATCTTCTTTAGTAAAAGTACAGTTATTGCACCCTAAACAGAAATAATCCGTTAATTCTATTTTTTTAGTTGTACTGATATAGTCCTCTGCTTCCACATCTTTTTCATTTATTAAAATAGAAATAACAGAATTAATAGGCGGGTATTTAACCCAAAACCTATTAATTTTAATGTTTTTCTGTATTATTTCAGTTCTATCTTGTTTTTCTAAATCGTATCCTATGTGACTTTCAATCATATCCGAAACAACATTTATAAGAATTTTTACAAATTCTTTTTTATTTTCTTCCAGTTTCTGATTAGTAAGTCTCTCGTATTGTCCGACAGTTATTATTGCTTTCATGCAACCACCTATTTCTTTTTAACAGGAATAAATGCCTCAGGCAATAACACATTTCCACCTACCATTGTTTCAAAGTAATATCCGGTAAATCCTTTTTGTGTGATATCATCTTTAATTCTTATGTTGTAGTCAGTATGAGTTACTCCCAAATATCTTGACATATCTGCGACCAGCACAACTACATCTCCTACATTTGCACTTTTAAACGCTGGCAATGTGTCGTCATAAACAACTGGCAGAGCTGACAGAGAGTCCTGTTTCCCGTTTTTGTAAGCTTCTTCAAATATTGGATTTCCGTTGTTATCTTTCAATTTAAAGAATTCCTTTGCTGTTTTTCTATTCATTATTATTACAGCTTTTGAAACATAATCTTCTTTTAAGTCATATTTTGCATCTATTATTGTGTCATAATCCACTTTACCGGCTGCAGCAAATGTCAAAGCATTAGCTGTAACCTGTGCATTTGTTAATATTCCGTAAGGCTCTGCAGTTCCACTTCCAAATAATATTTTTTCAGATATCTTCTTAACAAAATTTTCAGCAACTCTTTCAAGCACCAATGCTACAAATCCTACAACATCTCCCGCTAACATTTTGTTAGTGAAAATTGGTAAAGCATATATTTGATGTAGTTCTAATTCTACTTGGTCAAGTAAGCTTATAGCAGTTTCGGCTCTTGTTGCTGTTTCTCCTATGAATTTAACTTCTGTTGTTCCTAACAGTTCTCTTGGTATTTTTGTAGACATTTCAGTCATAGAAAATTTTGAAACATAAGCCCATATATTTTTAGTGTCCTGAGCTCTTCTTAAAATTGTTCTGCTTAACAATGGCAATATTGCCTGTGGAACATTAGTTGTTCCTGTAGATTTTGCCATTTCTTCTCTTTTTTCTAAAAATTGAGAAAAAGATTTTATTGTGTATCCTTTATCACTATTTGTTTCTTTCATGAATTCCCATATTGATTTTTCCAGATCAGCTTCATTTAGTTCTTTTTTTGTTTCCTGAATTCCAGCATATTCTTTTGCAAATTCATTCAATTTATCCTCAATTGATTTTTCAAAGCCTTCTTTGTAGTCTTTCAATGATTTTTCAAAATCACCTTTAACACCTTCCAGCTGCTTTTTCACTTCTTCACTTAAATCTTCCTTTTTCAAAGCTTCTTCAATTGATGTAATTTGTTTTTTTACATTTTCCTCATATTCTCCAAATAATTTTAATATTTCTTCTCTATTCATATTTTCATTACCTCCTAAATTTTTAAATGTTGTTACATTACTTCCCGGAACAGCTCCTTTGATAACCATTGAACCTTCCCAAACTTCAAATTCCTTTATGAGAAACGCTCTAACTTGACCTTTTTCCGTTTCTACATATCCAGTTTCTCCTTTAAGAATTCTACCACCTACCGACATGTCATATTTCGCTCCTAATTTCATGAGCGAATATATTTTAGCGGCTTCTTTATTAAGATAATTTCCATTATCATCTTTTTCTAAGTCCAACTTAGCTTTAAACTTCAAATCTCCATTTTCAGCCCATAATTCCATTACCCCCAATTCACTGTCTTTTTTATGTTGATGCAATAAAAAGGCTGTTCTAGAATTATCCTTGGTTTTAAAATTATTGATTGATTCTTCTAAAAAGAAATCTCCATAACTATCTAAGACTTTTCCTTTTGTGAGTATCCCTTCAATAATACCTTTTTCCATGTCAGACTTTTCTATGATTGTTCCTATGTCTTTTTGAAATATTCCCTTTGGCATTATTATCTCCTATACTTTAAATTTATATGTTGTGACACAATAACAATTTATTACATCTCCAGCTTCCGCATCTGGATCATGTGCATACATCAGACCGTTTGAAAATGCTTCATCTATTTTTCTTTCTTCGCCATTCATATCTAAATGTGATTTTCTGTCCGTTGCACCACCACCTGAATGCATCCATACTTTAGTATTTACAAGTGTCTCTTTAGCTAGTTCGTGCATAGAATATCCACTCGCCTTAGCCGTTTCTGTCCTTGCAATTGTTAAAGTTCTACTCTTTGTCATTTCTTTTACATTTTCCCTGACCTCCTTGGCTATTTGTTTCGCATTTGTTCCACTTGCCTGCCTTTCAGAAATGATTTTATTTATTTTATTTTTTGTAACTTCATCTATTTTTTGTACTTTTTCTGCAGCTTTTTTAGCATTAAAATCATTTAGCCTTTTATCTTCTATATCTTTAAAATACTTTACTTTTTCCCTCACTTCATACATTTCATCCACTACATCTATTACAGCCTTAGTTGACACCCTGTGAGTAAGCAGTAAAGTTTTATTTAAATTGTTCCTAAATGTTTTGAAATCAATTATTATTTCTTCATTTATTAAATCAACACTATTTGATAAATCATTAAAGTTTGAGTCTAATTTTTTTTTTACAACTTTCGTTGTTTTTCCTCTTGCTTTTTTTAATGCTTCGGCTTGTTTCTCCATTTGTTTCTTTTCTTTTTTTGTCATTAAATATCGTCCTCACTTGGATTGTTATCAATTGGCTCTACTTCGCCATTCAATACATCCGTTAAAGTACTCGGCATTCCTTTAATCAATATTTCATCTGCTCCATTTATACTGTCTAAATTAAGCATTTTTCTTTTTTCGTTTATAGTATGAAATTCTGAAGCATTCAATGTATTTATCAGTTCAATCTTATTGTCTTTCAATACTTCTATTTTTGAAGTGTCAAAGTCAATAAGTTCATTATGCCCGAAATCTTTTTGAAACAATCTATTTATGCACGATTTTATCTGTTCAGCTGCAGGAATAATATTTTCTGTGTAGAGTGCTTTCTTTGCCTCCTGCATGTTGTTGTATTTAGCATTATCTTTTCCACCAATAAGCAAATCAGGAACATTCAAGACATTTGAAGTAATATTCCTTATTTCTGCTGTTGCTTCCATAAAATCAAAATCTCGTGGAGTAAAGTCAAGATTATGTATTTTTGATTTTTCGTCAAATCCACTTAAAATGATTGGTTTCCCTATTCCATCCGCTCCACTGTTCTCGCTTATTCTATCCTGTATTTTTTCTATTGTTTCTCCAGTCCCTAACTGGTCTAACAATATTAAAAATTGCCTTTTCCCACTGTTTTTCAATATACTGTTATTCCATCTGCTTATTAAACAGTAGTAGTCATGTAACAACGCAAGTGAAGTCACTCTATTTATTCCATTACCTTTTGAATAAAGATTTGGCATTTTCTTATAACAGAAATTTTCAAGTTCTTTCCCTGAAATTTTCTTTCCATTCGATAAATCAATGCTCTGTATCCCAAAAAGTATATTGTTATTGTTGTAATTTATTGTGTATTCAGCTGGGCTGTATACCCATAAATCATACTTGTTATAAAGCTTTATTTTTTGAATAAGGAATTCGCCAAAGATAGCCCAGTAAAGATAACAATAATATAAAAAGTCATCTGTATCCATCAAAGCGTTAGGATTAATCAAGCTCCTATAAACTATATTGTCCTTTTTTTCGTTTTTTCCTTCCGTATTTTCTTCGTAAACACTCCAGTCTATTGAGTAAAATCCTTGTTGCATTCTTTCAAGTGCCGAGCTTATGAAAGGATTTTCAGGGATTTGCTTCAACATTCTTTGTACATTGACAGTATAAGGAGAAATATTAAAAGCTCTCGCATAATTTAACAAGTCATTAAAGCTTTTAATTGTTGTGCCTTGTTCCTTTTTTCTGAAAAATTTAAACATGTTCACCCCCTTATATCTTGCTTTTATATCTAGTTTTTAAATCTCTTGGTCTGTATCGTGAAAGAGCATAGTCAAGTGCATCTTTAGTGTGAGCGTCAAAGTTAAACATTTTCTTCTTATCTCCCACTATTATTACTCCGTTCTCGTCCTTTTGAAATTTCAAATTTTTTAGTTCTCTGTATGTATTTTCACATCTCTGTGCTATTACGATTCTGTTGAATGATTGCACTTTTCCAATCCTACCCAGCGGATTTCCCACCATTTTATCCGCCTTCGCCATAAGAATTCCATTTGCTTTGAATTCTTGAATAGTCTTAGGCTCTGCATAATCCGCATATATTACAATACCCTCTTCAGCTATGTCATAAAGAAAATCTTCCTGTATTATTTGAGGATTTGTTAATCCTTTGTTGTAAAATTCATCGTAGATATAAAGAATATTGTTCTCGTAGTCTATTGCGGCTCTTACAACAGCGGTGTAAGAAACTTTAAATCCGAAGTCCATTCCTGCAATATGCCATTCAATTCCTAATCTTGCCACCTGTTCGTCCACATATTCATTGCTTTCTTTTTCAATATTGCTATATACGAACTCTCCATGATAACCAAATCTTCCTTGTTGTGCTATTGCTACTAAATAAGGATCCTTTTCCATATTTAATTCGGCTACTGCACTTTCTGGGAGAAACTTATTTTCTTTATAAGTTGAATGGTTAAAATATATCCTTTGCACATATCCTGTTTCGGCATCTTCTATCTTTTTTATAAATTCCCTTTTTTCATATAATGTTTCTTCGGATACTCCTGCATATTCTGTCAGAAACCAGTAAGTCCAGTTTGAAGCACTGTCAGGCTCTGCCGGATTCGTACTTAAGTACATGTGCATTTTCACTCCCGGAGTTCTCAATCTATATCTAAGTTGTTTGAAATCATTTCTGTTGCACTGGTTGGCTTCTTCTATCCATATGTCAGTAATCCCTTTTATGGATTTCAATCTTCCAACTTCATCAAGTCCTCTGAATATAAATTTAGTTCCGGTTATTTTATTTTCTATTTCCAAACGTCCAGTTCTTATGTTGAAATAATTCTCTAACTCAAGTTCTGTTATAACATCGACTAAATCAGTAAATACACTATCTCTTATATCTCTGTAAACTTTCCTTATTCCCAGCATTTTTCTTTTTCCCTTGAAACTATCTATAATAAGTCTAGTTGCCACATTGTAGCTTTTGCCACTTCCATAGCTTCCAATCAGTAAATATATGTCCGAATTATCTTCAGATATAAATCCCTTAAAATGTTCATTTATATCCAACTTAATTTCCATTTATTCTCCTAAAATAAAAAATTCCTGATGTGGATATTTCTCTTTGAAATACTCAATCAATTCATTACTTTCAAGTAAATAATTACGGTCTGTATCCTTGTAATCTACTCTTAATTCTTTTGAGCCGTCTTTAAAAACAAAGTTACGTGCTATCCTGAAGTCACCTTTTTTTATTCTTGCTTCTAAATCCTCTTTAGTTATTTTATTTTCTGTGTTGATTTCTTCAGATTGCTCTTCTGACTTCTCAACTTCTGCGTTGATTTCTTCAACATTTTTTTCTGTTATATTTTCCTTTTTTTCATTTCTTCCCATTTGACTACACCTCCACAATCTCTCTTGTTCTTCCTACTTTTCCAGCTCCTGCTACATAACTATCTGATTTAAATGCAGCTATAAAACTATCTCCTTTTTTCTTAATCACTCTGTACTGATATTTAACTCCCGTTGTGTCTTGTTTTTTGATATCGTGTAAAAAATCAACTTTTTTTTCAAATTCCTCTTTTGAAATATCAAAATCATACAAAATATTATTTGTAGCTATTCCGAAAGTCTTAGTTTCATCTGAAATTGTTAATTCAAAATCTCTCACATATCTTGTTTCTTTCAAATGCTTTTCCACAAATTCATTTAAAAGCTTTTCAGCCTTGTTGCTTTTCTTTTCCTCTACAACTATTGTTGCTTCAGTCACATTTTCGTTATTCATTTTTTTTATCCTCCAGTTCTTCTATCTCTTTTTCTTTAAATTTAAATTCTACTTTTGTATCTTTCAGCTGTTCGCCTTCTATTTTCTTTTTCTCAAGATCCAGTTTCTCTTGTAATATTTCTTCATTGACTAACTGTTGTTCAATTTCCAATATCTCATAAGGAGTTAGCATTTTCCCTGTTCTCATTAAATCCATACCCATTTTCTTAATAGTCTGATACGCTTTTTCGTATTCCTGTATCTTTTTAATGTTCGTTTCTTCTTTACTGCTTAACTCATTAGTAGTTTTTATTATCAGATTAGCTTTTGCAACCTCTGTATTTTTCAATATCTTGTAAATGTCGCCTTTATATACTTCATCTACGATCTTTTCGAGATATTTTTCAGTACGTTCTTTTCTTAATTCTCTTGCATTTTTAGACTTTCTATAATAAGTTCTTTCCGATATGCCATATTCGGACATTATTTCTTGTTTGCTTTTCCCATTTAAAACATCTTGTTGTATTTTTATTTCTTTTTCATTTGCAACCATTTTCGACTGGTTGCATTTTTTGGTTGCATTTTTTCTCTTGCTGGTTGCAGTATTTTCTTTTTTTTTAATCCATTTTTCTCTACTGATCCAACTCTTGATAGTTCCAACTTTTTGATTATATTTTTCGGCTAATACTCTTATACTTGTTCCGTTTTCATATTCGGTTTTTATTAACAGCTTTATGTCTTCATTGCTCATACTCCTATCTCCATTTATTCATCTTCATTTTCTTTTAAATCCTCTTCACTATAAAATTCTTTAAAATGATTTTTTATCTGTGTTACATCGCCCTTATAAAAAATCAATATATTCTGATGTATCTTAGTTATTTTTCTGCTTATGTTAAATGCTCTGCCAGCTCTTATAGCTGCACTTCCGACTGGTTCTCTGTAAATCACCTGGTTGTAGTAATTAAGCCCAGCTTTTTCAAATGCTTCTATGGTATCGCCTACAAAGTCTATTAACTTTCCTTTCTTATCCCTTACATCTCCAACAACAAATATTGCGAATCTGTTTTCTTTTAATTTGTTGCAGTGATTTTTAATTATCCTGTTGTACTTATCTTTAAATTCTTCATATTCCATATTAGATAAGTCGTTTTCATTGTCACTGTATACTTCTAAATCTAAATATGGAGGACAGCTAAATATTAAATCCTGTGTGCTGTCTTTAACATATTTATCTACATTCTCACTGTCATCTGTTATGAAAACAGGAGATATTTTTAATTCCTTTGCCTGTGCCTTGTTCTGTTCTGTCTGTTCTTCCCTTATGTCAAATCCTGTATATTTAAATCCCAGCAGTTCAGCAACAGCACCACGCACACACCCCCCCGAAAATGGGTCAAGCACCTTTATTTCCTTGCTTTGTGGTGTATACCATTTATAGAATACTTCACATATCGCACCATCAAAAACACTTGTTCCGTAATTCTGCCCTATAAGACTTTTATCTCTTCCTTTGCTACTATCAAAGAGTTCTTTCCATTTATTTTTGATATCTAGCCACGGGCTTTTGTTAGCGTCTATAATGGAAAAAGGCGGTATTATGAATTTGCTTTCCAGGTTGCCCTTTTGCTCCTCTGTTGCAGCTCCATATTTATCCGTCAATAATTCCTCTTTTATTTCCTCAAAACCAAATTGCTCCATGTCTATTTCAGTTATTTCTTCCAGTTCCAGCATTAACAATTCCTCATTAAAGCCTGTATTCATTGTTAGCTTATTATGTGCCAGGATATAAGCTTTCTTCTGTTCCTCTGTTAAATGTTCCAATCTTATAAATTCAACTTCTTTATATCCCAGTTCCTTTAATGCTAAATATCTTCCATGACCCTCTATGATTACATTGTTTTCATCAACAGCAATAGGATCATTAAATCCAAATTCATGGATACTGTCCTTAATCTGTTCTATATGCCAGCTAGGATGTTCTTTAGCATTATTCTCGTACATTTTTATTTTATCTATGCTAATCTTTTCTATTTTCATATTTTCCCTCTCTTTTAAATTCTTTCCATCCGTCCCTTGTTAAACTAATGGACTCTATATATATAAATTCAGAAGGAGGCTAAATGAACAAAAAAAGAGCCATTAAACAAATAGACTTTTTTTTAAAATCTATTTATCTAATGGCTCATATATCTATAGTCTTGCCTATTTAATTGTCTAGTGATGTAAACTTCTCACTATATATCTTTTTTTATTGAGTTTTCCTTTGTTAAATACAATCCTTATTTCGCATTCTTTTTTTGTTTTTTTTAAAGCTAAAATATCATCAAGTAAATATTTTATCTCAACATCAGCTTCAATTAAAGTTTCATATTTTTTGTTCAATTTTACCTCCTGTATTATATCACATTTGTATTTTTTTTACAAACAAAAAGACCAGTTTTATTTGGTCTTTTCTTGATTTTTATTCAGTTTTTCTAATGACTTACACAAATTTTGTTGTGCTTTTTTAAGTTTTTTATTTAATTTTTGCATTGCAACTGCTACTCCTGAAAAATCAATCATTTTTCCTCCTTAAACATGTTAATATTTATCATTATATACTAACAAACTTAATTATTCAACTGCCATTGTCCTATTATTTTTTAAATATAAAAATTATCTCCAATAGTGTCATGTAACCATATAGCAAAAAAACCGAAACTATATAGTGAAAAATATATAATGCTTTTCCATTCAAATTTATGACTGTTCCACCTACCAGTTCTTCTATATGCTTTTATTTTTCCTATTATTGCGACTATTGTTAAAAACACAAAAACTATTGCAAATCCTAACAAATATATTTTTAAAAATTTTACCATTTTATTTTCTCCTCTCTATCGTTTTCCCAACATCAGCAAAACGATTTTGATGTTATTGTCAAAATCATTGCCGTTCCAATTATTTCTTTTCCTCATAAATTTCTAAAGTTCCAGAAATTTCATCATCTTCTATTACAAAAGTTCTACCATTTTCCGTTTTGTAATAAAATAATGTGATCCCGTCTTCCAGTTTTTCTGTTTTTTGAAGCCCTAATAATTCACACATGTCCATTAATAAATCTTTTTCAAGCAAATTATTATCCCAAACTTTCAAAAAAATATTTTCATATTTCTGTTTTTCTTCTTCGGTCATTTTCTTTTCTCCTTTTTTATGTTCTGAAATTTATTTAATACAATTCAGTGAATAATTCCTTTTTTCTTTCCATTGTGATTATTTTAAATAAATTTATAATGCAGCCATCAGTTAGATCTTTCGTTTCAAAATTTATTTTATATACTTCAATTTTTCTGTGTGAGTTCAATCTTTGCCTAATATCTATATTAATAATAAATCTTTCAATTTGATTAATACTCTTTGTAACTACTGCTTTGTGTTCATCTTCACAATATAATAATTTCATTTCCCCTCCTTAAACGCTTTAAAATGCCCTTTATATATTTTCTTTAGTTCCTTTACCTGATCCTCATTTAATTTTATACCCCTGACATCATACTTTCTTTCAAACGATTCAACGCCTATGTTATGTTTCTCTGCGTGATGATGTCGGCAAAGGGATATATACTCCCCCTGCCCTTTATCGTGTGCGTATCCACCTAAATTTGCGACATTCTGCCAGTGTTCCATATCAACTGGACTTCTATTGCAAACAGCACATTTTCTATGTTTTAATTTTGCATATATGTATTTTTCCTCATTCTGTTCTTTGTACAACTTCTGCATTTCTTCCCACATTGCTATATCATTCTGCAGAAAATAATCAAAAAGAAAATTTGTAAATTCTATAGCTTCAAGGTTGCTCATAAGCTTTATGGCTAAGCTAAAAGTGTCATTAAGCTTTATGAAAAGCAGCTGTATTTCATCAGTTACAAAATCCATTAAATCATTTGTGATTATATTGATTTTGCTTTCTTTCGTATAATTCTTGTCAATTACATCTCCTATTCTGCCTTTCAGCTTATTTTCCATGTCCTTAAAAGGCTCGTACGCCTTTATATTCTTTCCGCTGTATCTGATATAGAGTTTCTTTAAATCTTCTTTCGCTTTGTAAAGAAAATAGTCTGAAATGGCAGGTTTCTGCCTGCTGGTTTGCCAGTTTATGTCTACGCCTTTTAACTTATAGGCGTAGCAGTCTATGAACCAGTAAATCAATTTTTGATTTTCCCTCGACATACGTTTTTTCATGTTCTACACCTTAAATTTCCCTTTTCTCCATTTGTGCCGCAAATCCATAAATGCCACACGGCGTTTTTCTTTTGTTTCTTCTCGAGGTTCATACATGTTGCTTTTATTCTGTATTTCCTGTCTTGATTTCACAACGTTGTTTATTGAGTATTTATCATATATTTCTTTTGCCTTATATTTATCAATAATCCCGTCTTCCATTAACATCAGACAGAAAATCATCGTGTCAGGATTTTCTACATCTCTCGTAATAGGATAATTGTCCAGTACCTCAATCACTCTTTCCCTCATTCTTCTTGCCATGTTTCCTCCTCAAATAAGCTGTTAATGTTATATTTAAAGCTTATACGTTTCTTTTCCTGTTCCAGTAAAGTTCCTATTTCTTTAACTTCCGCTATATTTATGCTTGCCTTTGTTGTATTTTTATAATGTTCATAGAATTTACCAACAGGCACAGCATAAGTTTCTTCTAAATCCCTGAAATTTAGCACCATATAAGCCTTAACTCCGTTTTTTTCTGTTTCCTTTTGCAGATCATATAAAAATGTCATCTGCTCATTTACATTGTTTTTTATATTACTGAAAGCCATTGACTTTCCTAAAAATGATTTGAGTTCTACAAGGACTAATTGTCCGTCCCTGTAGAGTATAAAATCGCATAAATTCTTGTTTTTCAGCCTTACCATTTCGCCATTAGCTCCAGTCCTTGTACTCCCGTCTTTAAGCCTGTGCAGAAAAACATTATTTTTATCTATGCTTTTCTGAAAGTCATTTTCAAATCTTTTACCTGGATTAACTGCCATACTAGGATACCACCTCGGCGTCTTCTATCCTGTCGCTTAGCTCGATTGTTGCTCCATATATTCCCTGCTTACCGTCCTTTGTTACAGTTATTTTTCCTGCTTTTATTAGCTCTGTAACAATTTCAGTACATTCTTTTGACTTGATATTAGTTTTTAGCTGTATGTCTCTTGCTTGGTAATAATAAGGCTGATTTTCTTCTATGAATTTTAAAATCTTGCTTTCTTTTTTTAGTTTCTCCTTTTCTAATTTCTTTAAATTTTTGTTTTCAGCAGCTTCAAATACGTCAGAGGTATCTTTTATAGTCTGCTCCACTTTCTTTTCCGTGTCAGGCTTTTCTGCCCCTCTGTCAGCCTTATATTCAATTCTGTATGTCCCATATTCTCCTTTTTCTATTCTTTCGATTGTACGGTTAATTTTGAATTTAACCATTTTTATTATTTTCTCTATCATTTCAGTTTTGAAAATGTTGGAATTATCAACTAATCCCTTTATTAAGTTTCTTATCATTTTTGTTTTATTGATTTGTAACGCTAAAACAAAACAGTCTGCAATTTCTTCAATCATATTACTGTTGTCTTTGTAAAAAGATTTACGCCATTCCTTATGTGCCTCCTGCAGTTCCTCAATTTCTTCATAAAGTTTTAACAGCTGTGGCTCTGCACCGAAAAATCTTTTTATTTTCAACAGCTTTTCCCTGTCTTCGTTGTTCAGCAATAATTCCTTTACTGTTCCACCGAACAGCTTGCTCGAATTAATATCTTTTATGATTTTCTTTGCTATTTCATCGATCTGATGCATGTTTTCAATGTCAGTTATTTCTAACATTTCAGACATTCTCTCCGTGAATTCCTGTTCTGTTACGTTTTCCCTTTGATTGTCGCTTAAAAAGTTGTTATATATGATATTCGATATTTTGTCATTTTGAAATTCAGCACTTAATTTTAAATCACTTCTTTTAAAAACAAACTGAACTTTCTTATCCTCCACACTCTTCTTTATTAATTTTGCTCCGTCTAAATTATAATTTGCTTTGCACTCTCTAATCATGTAATCAACTATATTATTTTCTAACATATTTTACTCCTCCTGAATTTTTTATTTAAAATAACGAAATTTGGCTTTCACTTTCAATTATTTTTTCTATTCTTTCTGCTACTTTAGTCCATGACATCTGAACTTTTTCGGTCTTCGTTCCAGACCTTTTAGCAAATTCAATGCCTGTTGCAGTATAGAACATCATATCAACAAAATCCCCCCTTCGTGGCACTCCCCAGCCACCTTCTCCGTATATTTTTTTAATATATATTACCCTTTCATTTTTTGAGCTGTTTTCTTCAAAAAAGGATTTTATATTTTCAAAATGTTCTTTTTTTAATGCGTCATCTATATTTTTCCCTGTTATCATTTCTTTTCTCCAATCTTTTTGAGAATTTCAATATTTTTTGTCAACTGCTGTAAAAGCTTTTTATCTTCTTTTTCCAGCTTTTTCATTTCTTTTTCTATTTCATCTCTACGCTGTTTTATAGCCTTGTTTTCCAGCTTTATTGTTTCTATTTTTTTAACTCTCATTTATCCTCCTATCAGCATTTTTTGATTATTTTCAATTAAATTTCCGTTTCCTATTCCCATGTTTGAATTTCCTATGAATTTTATATTTTTTGTGTTATTGCTGTTATCTGTAATGCCTAAATAATAAGGATTAACATTATATGGCATTTCCCAATATGCTTTATAGATTTTTGGAAATTCAAATGTCAGGAACTTATCAAAATCATCAACTAACATTTGGCATACTTCATGCCATCCGCCTAGGCTATCAACAACGGCATGTATTCCCTTGTCATCAAATTCTATTGATCCGTATGCACCATATTTTGAAATAGCCTTTTTAAGTTTTTCCTTTGCTAAATTTATACGGACATTGATATCTGTTTCCGTTGTTCCCAGTGCATACTGTCTTATTTCCGCAGGCTGTGGAAAGTTTTTCCATACCCTATTTTTTATCATTCTAGTAAATGATAAATTAATTTGTTCCAGTGACAAATCAGATAGCCCAGCAAAGTAAATATTTATTTTTTCTTTTGTCATATTGTCAGTTGGAAAAAAATCCAAAAACGGCTTAAATCCCTTATTAAACTCCTGCAATGTCATTATTTATACCTCCCAAATGTTTCAGCCAAGCTCTCTTCTGTGACTATAAAGTCATTGTTGTTAGCGGTTTTTTTAGTTATATTTTTATTGTTTTTCCAACGTAAATAATCCTCAAATTTATTACTAAACAACGTCCTTGGTCTTAAATACGTTTCCCATTCTGTTCCAGTCCATGCTGTAACCATATTGTCAATAACTGTTTTAAAATCTTCCAGCTTATAGCCGTCATTTTGACGAGCTTTTATATATTTCATTGTTTCTTTTGAACTAGGACTATATTTTTCATTTCCTGCTCTGCCAGTTTTTTCGTTAAGATAATCTGTTACGGCACTATATATATTTTTATTAATATTATTATTACTATATTCTTTCTTTAGTAGAATTCTTTCTTTAGTATGCAGTGGCTTTTCCACTTGTGGCTTTTCCACTTGTGGCTTTTCCACTTGTGGCTTTTCCACTTGTGGCTTTTCTACTGCCTTACTCATATAATCTACAATATTGTTTTTTTCTTTGTCTTCAAAAATATAGTAATCCAATGTGCCGTCTGAATTTCTTTTCCTACTTATGTATCCAGCTTTTACTAACTCCTGTAAGCCGTATTTGACTGAATCTGTTCCATCTTTTGCATTTTTAGATATTTCTTTGATGTTAAATTTCCAGTCATCAGGTCTTGAAAGCATGTACAGCAATATTCCTTTTGCTTTCCAGGATATACTTTCATCAAGTATTAAATTATTATGTACAGTAGTAAAGTTTTCTTTTTTTACTATCGTCGTTTTCATTTTTCCACCTCTTGCATTACAGCACAACTAATGATATAATTGTTCTGTAATAATGTTTTTATTTGCACTCTTTGAGTGCTTTTTTTATTTACTTTTCCCTAACTTCAAAAATAAATGTTTCAATTCCAGCTCCAGCAGTTTTGTAAAAAAATCTATTTCATCTTCATAAATTTCAGGATATTTTTCTTCTATAAGTTCCCTGACTTCCCTGCTAAGTTGCTTTAAATAATCAAACCTTTCTTTTGAGTTATATATTTTTATTTTAATGTTTCCACCTCCTTGACTGATATAGGCTGTATAGTTAATTCGTATCCTAAATCATTCAACAGTTTTTCAACCATATTTAAGTTCGAACTCCCGCCAGAAATAGCTCTATTATATGAATTGCTATAACTATTTTTATTTCTTCCTGTTTCTAAACAGAAATTATTTACAAATCTGTATTTATTTCTTATTATTCTATCAATTTGTATAAAAATTTCCCTTGTATCCATTTTTTCTCCTTTCTTTTCACTTTTTTGTGTACAAAATAAATAAAAAAATAATCTTATGATTATACTGTACACTAAAAAGTGGAAAAAGTCAATAAAAAAAACGAGCTATTTCATTTTCGAAATCAGCTCTTGTATTGCATTATTATTTTTTCTTTTTTAAAAATAAATATATTAAGTAAAATGGCAACAATGAAATAATAAAGAAAAGAATTATTATGTTCATAAAAATATTTTCTTTTTCTCCATAATCCAAATAACTTTTTAAAATGTATTTTTTTGATTTTTTCAAAAATTCTGATAACTCTTCGGGATACTTAACATTTATACTTTCTGAATTTCTTATTTTCTGAGCAAGATTATTTAACTTTCGTTCAGTATGATTTATAGTTAATATTTCTGATTTTATATTATTTTGATTTAATAATATAATTTTTTCAATCTGATGTTCTTTTATCATGTCATTCGGTCCTTTTACCTCAACAAATTTTAACTCATCATCATTAAAAATCAACAAATCAGGAAATCCTGAACGATTTTTAGGTATATCGTTTATATAAAATAGAAATACTTTCATTACATCTTCAATATCGTGATATTTAAATACAAGTTTTAAATCATCTATTTCAAATCTATCAATATTATGTTCTAACATCCTGAAAATTCTATTATTATTTTTAGAACATTGCTCTTTTGCTATTCTATAATTTTCTTCAAGTATTTTTTCGCCACCTTTTTCTATAATTTCTTTCATTTTGTAAGCTATTATTTCTTCTCTATTTTTTAAAAAAACATCTGTAAATAAATCAAATGGCATATCTTGTTTTATTGGAATTTTTTCTAATTCAAATGATTTTTTTATATACTTTGGAAACTTATCTGATTGATATTTCAAATCTATAATAGCCCATATTTCCTGCCAAAATAAAAAAGAAAAGATATGGGACCAATAAAAATTTTGTGAAAATACGCCTTTATACCCTTGACTTGAAAAGTAGTTTAATGCTATTTCTTCAATATGATCGTATTCTTTATCTTTAGAAATATATTTCCCCTCTTCTGTTCTCAATAGATTGATTTCTATATTTTCAATTCTAATTGATATATTTTCCTCCATAAATACTCCTCTATTTTGTAAATTGTTTTATTATCATTCCTATTGTTCCCACGACTCTTACTGCTTCTAGTTCTCTAGGCTCAACAACTATATCAGCATAAGCTGTATTATACGACTTCAATTTCAACACTCCAGTTCCTTCTTCAAATTCGACTTTTTTCAAAAATCTTTCTTCATCTATATCAACTACAGCTTCTTTATTATTCATTTCTCTTATGTCAATAAAATCAGATGTTCTAACTAAAATTAAATCTCCATCACTGTATTTTGGCTCCATGCTATCTCCATTAACTTTTGTTACAAAATCTTCTTTTTTAGGATTTCCAAAAATTTTAGGAATTTTTATTTCTTCAATTTTATCTTCCATGTAATTAATTTGACCGTTGCCAGCACTCGCCATTCCATACAATGGTAGGATAACATAATCAATTTTTTGTTCCCCTTTTAAATTTGATGTAGCCACTTTTTTAGTTGCATTAGTTAAATTTTCTTTGATACTATCTGGCAACATTAATAACTCTTGTTCAGTATATGCAATTTCCAATTCTTTTTTATACAATGGAAACGCTTTTATTAATTTTTCATACATATTTTTACTTACTTTTTTCTTATCTTTTTCAATGTCATTTATTAATCCTCTGGAAACCTTTAATTTTTCACCTATTTCTTCAAATGTGTAGTCGTTCTCTTTTCTAATTTTTAAAATCACGTCTCCAATTTTCATTTTCATCACCTTTTTTTATAGTATTATATAATATTTTTTTAAAAAAATCAAAAAAAGTGTTGACTTTTTCCACTTTTTAGTGTACAATAGCTTTGTAAGTAAAAAATTTTAAATTATTTGTTCACTTCTATGTGAACAATAAGAATATATTTAAAGGAGATGTTAAAAATGAAAATGAATCACTGGATAGAAAAAGACGGGAAAATAATAGCAGTGTTTTTGGAAGAAAAAATGGCTAATGACTTTTTAGAAATGATAACAGGATTAAAACAAAAAGATTTTAAAGACATAAGAGAATACTGCAAGGCTGTTTCAAAACTTGGTTATGAACAATATTACGGAGAAAAAGAAATAAAAGGATAAGGAGAATGGAAATGACAGATAAAATTGTAGAATTGATGAATGATGAGGATTTGCTTATGAGAATACAGAACACTCTTGATAAATCAAAACATCATGTTGAACTTTACAGCAATGGATATGGAATTTCGATTGTCCCTGATATTAATAATTCTAACTTGTATCAGGTAGCAGTGCTAATTGGTACAGAAGATGATTACGATGTCTGCTTAGACACACCAATAACTGATGATGTTATTGAAGGTCTAACACTTCTACAAGCTCATGAAATAGCAAAACAAATTTCAGAGCTTGAACCAGGGGCAACTGAAAAAATAAATTAATGTTTTATCAAGCTTATAAGCAATTGTAGGCTTGAGTAAAATCTTAATTTTAAAAATATTTTTAATCGGTATCTTAAAACATATCGAAGTAATAAAAGGCTTATATATCATTTCTAAAGTCAAAAATTACTGATTAAAAATATAAAATACGCAGGAGGAAAATATGAAAAATAAAATCAAGATAGCTGTAACTGTGATACTCACAATATGGGCACAGCTTGAGGCAATTAGGGAAAATGGATACTGGGGAATAGGTGGAAATATATTAATGCCTTTTCTATGTTACTTAATGTTTTGGACTTTGCCATTTTTTATTAAGCATTTTATCACAGAATTTAAAAAAATGAATTAGGAGGTTTTTTATGGGATTAAAAATATTAACTTTTCCAGTAAGGGAAAAAGTTATTGAAAGACATCTTTACAGCTTAGCGAATGTTTTATTTAGAAACATAGAAGACGCAGAAAGAGCTAAAGATTTTTTGAATACAGGCACAAGCTACAAAATTGATGAAAATTACGGATTATATACAGAGGGTGGCGTTTATCTAGGGCATGTTGTCCTAATTGACGAAACAAATAAAAAAGAAATGGCTGGACTTTTTAAAATAACTTACAGCGGGAAAATAATTAACTGTTAAAAGGAGGAAAAAATGACAGAAGAAGAAAAAAAGGAGTTAAAAGAACTTGTTACAGACATCATTTTAGATGACCTTGAAAAAGGAAAACTGACAACAGATGATAATTATGACATCAACTACACAGCCGAATACTTAAACTCAATCATTATGGATCTACTGCTCGAAGGTTACACAACAAAAGAAGTAATGTACATGCGAGAACTTTTTGAAAACTTTACAATGGAGCAGGATATAACTGTAAGTGATACAGTTGAATTTGAAACAAAAGGCGGTGGTAAAGACTGGTACGAGATTAACGAAAGGATAGAAACAGTAGTGCTGGCAACTAAAAAAGTAGGCTAAAAAAGGACTTAGCATAGCTAAGCCCTCACACAAGAATTAAATTATATCAGATTATAAAAATAAAAACAAGGGAGTGAAAATATGGAAAAAACTAAAAATATAGCTAAAGATATTTTAATAATAATGAGCATTGAAAGAACGGAAGAATATTTTAAAAACATTGAAAACAACGACTGGTTTATTTGTGGAATGCTGTTAGACCGTTGCAAAGAACTAGTAAAAGGGTCAGACTTAGCAGTCTATAAAAAATTTATATTAAATTTAAAGATTGAAAGCATACAAAAAAAATACAATGAATATCTTGTAAAAAATAACGATAAAATTAATAATGAATTTAAAAAAGTAATAAAGGAAATAGCAGGATGTGATATAGATGCTTAACGAAAAAATAATAAAAATAAAAAATAAGTTCTATGAAACAGCAACAAAGAAAAGTGGAAAAAACTCTTTTCAAGGATTTGAATATTTTGAACTAAAAGATTTTTTACCTGATCTTGTTAAATTAATGGCAGAGGAAGAAGTAAACGATATATTTACTATAAAAGATGAATACGCAACACTTAAATTAATACATAAGAATGAAACAAATGAGTATACAATACCTTTTGTGATGTTCGATGTTCCATTGAATAAGCAAGGAAAGGACAGCATGCAAAAAATACAATATCTAGGAGCATTAAGCACTTACTATAAAAGATATTTATATATGAATGCTTTCAGCATTACTGAAAACGATAAAATTGACGCTATGAACAACGATGAGTTGAATACTGCACCTGAAAGTTCTAAAAATAAAACTGAAAAGAAATCACAGAAAAAATACACAGAAAAAGAAATAAGGGAAAAAAGCATAGAAATAATATCAAAATACGAGGAATTTTTTAAAAAAGAAGTAAATGATTTAACTGAAAAAGGAGCTTTCCTGCTTGAAGACGTTCCAACTGACAATCTAAAAAAACTTGCAGCTTTTATGAAAGATAAAATCAAAAATGATAAAGATTTGCAGGAAGTAATTAGAAAGAAAGGAGCTTAATATGAATAATGTTGTTTTAATCGGTCGACTAACAAAAGACCCTGAGCTTAAGTACTCACAAGCAGGGAAAGCTTACTGTAGATTTACAGTTGCTGTAAATAGAGATTTTAACAAAGAAGAGGCAGATTTTATAAACTGTCTGGCATTTGGAAAAACAGCTGAAACAATAGCCGAGTGGCTGGGAAAAGGTCGAAGAATAGCCCTGCAGGGCAGAATACAGACAGGTAGTTACCAAAACAGTAACGGAGATACTGTCTATACAACGGAAGTTGTTGCAAATAGATTTGAATTTATAGACAGTGCTAGAAGTGAAACAAGCAAAAATCAATCTTACAGCAATAATAATGATGATGTCTTAGATGATAATGATGACTTTCCATTTTAATTAAATAAACGGGAGGATAAAAAATGAATGATTTAAGTGTAATAAAATATGAAATAAAAGAAATAAACAGCATAGCAAACTTTTTAAATAGTGAAAATAACGAACTGGATCAGGAGACAATAAACGACACAAGAGAGAGTATTAAATACTTGCTTGAAGAAAAATCAGAACAGCTGGAACTGATTTTAAAAGAGCAGGAAATGAAAGAGGAAAAATGCAAAGAAATATCAAGATATTACGCAGAAAAAGCAAAAGAAACAAAAGAAAAAAGAGACGCTTTGAAAAGAATAATAATGGAAAGTATGGATAATTTAGGAGTTAAAAAAATAGAAACAGCAACAGGGACTTTCACAATTAGACAAAATTCACCTGCAGTAATTATCGAAGATGAAAGTGTTATTCCAGGGATTTTTAAAACTCTTATTCAGGAGGAAAAAATAGAAAAAGCTAAAATAAAAAAAGCTTTAAAAGACGGAATAGAAGTGCAGGGAGTAAGATTGGAAAGTTCGAAAAGTTTATTGATAAAATAAGGAGGAATAAGAATGGAAAAAGAAACAGTATTAGAAATAGAGTTCCAGCCTGTTTTTGACAAATGGGCTTGGAAAATTACTAAGCAAAATGAAGAAATATTGGAAAGAAATAATTTTAAAGATGAAGAATTGAATGTCGCATCAAGCCATAGTCCTTGTTTTGAAGAATCTTTTCTATTTGTAAAAGGCGTAAGCCGATGTTATGATGGAATAATCAACATATGTACATCAGAAGAAAAAGCATTGATAGAAGGAAAAGTAAAAGCTATCAATGAAAAATACGGAATAGTGAACAGATGGCGGGCAGGGAATGAAGAAAGTTATTATTTAATGCATTCAGATTTTAGTGTAGAAAGAGACAAGGAATACTATACCGTAACAGATAACAAAAGATATGAGTTTGGCAACTATTTAAAATCAAAAGAAGAAGCTGAAGAATATGCTGAATACATGAAAAAATGTAGCCTAGAATGGCACGAAATGAGGGATAATAATGGCTAGAAAATTTATAAACGAAAAAGGTTTTACAGTCTATGAAATGACTGGAGCCGAAACAATGAAATTTGGTGGATATGGTATATGTGATTACTGTAACGAGGGAGCTGTAAAAGGATATCTCATACCAGTTCTCAATCATTACTACTGCGAAGAATGTTATAATAACTGGCTGAAAAGAGCAGAATATTACGAAGAAGATAGATGGTTTGAAGAAAGAAAAATAAAATACTATGATAGTATCTTATTTTAAAACTTAAAACAAAAAGATAATTAAAACTGGAGGATAAAATGAAATCAATAACAGAAAAATTAATAAATTTAGGCTTTAGTGAAAATGAAAAATGTTTTGAAAAATATGTACAAAAACTAGGTGATCGTTTCGGATATTCTATAATATATGATAAAGAACAGGGAGCTTTCTTATTCATAAAATACACAAGAACTGAAAAGATTATAGATGAAGAAGAAATATTATTAAATCATAACAATTTAAATTCAGGGATAAAAGAGGAATGGTTGAGAATTAAAAAAGAACTGGAACATAAAATAAAATTCTATTCCTTTGACTAGGGAGGTAAAAAATGACTAAAAAAGAAAGTATAAAACTGGCTGCAGTAAAAATAAGACAGCTGGAACAAAAAATAAAACTGAAAAAAGGTGCTTAATATGTTTGAAAGTTATGGAAATGAAATAAAGCAGGCTATAAAGTACACAAGAGTTTCCACTAATCAGCAGGACGATAAAGGGTCAAAGGAAATACAGGATTTGAAAATAAATGAATTTGCAATAAAAAATAATTTTGATATTGTAGCGTCATTTTCAGATACGGATCATGGAGATAACCCACTTCGTCCTGGAATAAATTCATTAAAAGATTATTTGAGGGTAAATCGTGAGGTTAAATATGTTATATGTTTATACGCTGACAGATTTACCCGTTCTTTTAGAGAGGCTATGGAAAATTTATATTTTCTTGAAGATTTAGGGGTAACTCTTGTAACGCTTAACGAGGGTATAATAAAGATTGACGGAAGTTTTCAGAGTATTGCCTCAATGGTGCATTTTATGGGGGCACAGGAGGAAAAAAAGAAAATAGTAAAAAAGACAAAGGACAGCATGTATAATTACGCAATAACAAGCAACAGATTTTTAGGCGGTTCTGTTCTCCCTTGGTTTAAGGTCGTTCGTGGCAATCTTAACGGAGTAAGGTGTAGCTTGATAGTCAAAAATGAAGAAACATGGGATTTTTACAAGAAAGTTTTTATTGATGTTATAAAATTTAGCAGTGTCAAAAAATCATCTGAAACAAATAATATTCCATATCCGACTTTAAGAGAATGGTTGCATAAGCCAGAAATCGCAGGATATAGAACATTTGGCAAAAGAGGAAGAAATGAAAATAATTATAAAAAAGGGAGAAGAAAAACTTATCAGATATCAGAAGAAAAATTACTGCCTGCACTGTTAGATGATGATGAAATGGAAAAAATAAGAAACATATATGCAAATTCATTTAGCTATTATCAGAAAAAGTCTTATCCATATTTATTTACAAAACTGGCACATTGTGTATGTGGTGGAAAATATTACGGAAATCATTTTATAAGTAGAGGATCTTCTTATAATTACTATAAATGTGAAAAATGCAATAAAAGATATTTAGCTAAAAAGCTTGAAAAAATAATTATAGAAAATCTTATGAATGATGACAGTTTGAAAATGCTTAATGACTATGATTTTAGAATAAGTGATTTATTAGATGAAATAACAAAATTAGAGCAACAAAAAAGTATTGAACAGAAAAAAGAAAATGACATTTTAAATTTAATAACAGAAGATTTAATAAGCATGGATACAGCAAAAGAAAAATTGAAAGGTCTGAAAGATGTTATAAGAAATATACAAAAAGAAATATCAAAAATTGAAGAAGATATAGAAAGAGAAAAGAACAAAGAAATTACAAGCGACATGTTGGAAAGCTTTAGATATCTGCTGCTAAACTATGACGAAGATACACTTGAGGAACTACAGCAAATTTTAAATCTAATAATCAAAAAAATAATTATTCATTCTTATAATGAAATAGAAATTGTATATTAAAAACTCACTAAATTAATAGTGAGCTTTTTTTTATTTATTCACGAACTATCTCTTGAATTCCTTTTTCTTTCAATTTTTCATATGTTGTTTCATCTATCAAGATATCTACATCATCGTTTCCATCGTTAAAAATATACACATATTCATCTGAATTCAACTTCTTTTGTTTTCTTATATAACTGTATTCGTTTGCAAACCTCTGTATACCATTAATATCATCAAAATATTCACCTGACATTATTGCCTCCTTTTAAATTTGTGGGGATTGAATGGTGCCCGAGGCCGGAGTCGAACCGGCACGATATCACTATCGACGGATTTTGAGTCCGTTGCGTCTACCAATTTCA